ATGGTCGAATTTGTTTCGAGGAGATTTGTTGTAGCTGCCTTAGTCTTGTTTTCGGCTGTAGTAATTTTTTCGCATGAAGCTGCGGCAGGCACGCGAGGCTTCAGCAGCACGGTTGATCTGAAATACAGCGGAAGGACTAACGGACCCTGTCCCTTTGGCTACGCAGATTTTTGCCGGAGCTCAGGATGCGCGTGCGATACCTGGAATGGCAAAGTATCGACTCCGATCGGAAAGGCAGACGTCGAGCTTGATTTTACGGAAGAAGACGGCGACATCGTTCAGTCTGGTCCGGCCGCCTGTGCGCCGGGTCATTTCGATCTGTCGATCAGCAACCTCAACGACGAGCAGGATTGGTCGGGAGCCGGGGCGCTGTGCGCGACAATTGCCGGCAAACTACAGATCGACGGAGGGGCCGTGTTGGGGGCCTCTGATGTATTAACGAGCGGAAGCGCGAAAGCCTCTGCAACCATAAACGCCAACACAATGGACATGGTGTTTCACTTCCAGGGCAACGTCAAATGACGGAGAAAACGATCACCGTCCATCAACTCTTCCGCTGCCGGTTACTAAGTCAAGATACCTTCCCTGCAGAAAACAAAGCGCTGCTACACTGTCGATGTAATCTCGGCTAGAGCTCGCGAGACTTTATCCTTGCCTCACCGCTGCTTGTCTATGAGCGAGACTCCGCACCTGCTCGATGAGCCCTGCACGCTGCTCGCCGCATGTTTTGCCTGAACGTTCAGCCTTATCGCGTTAATCTCACAGCGATAGGGTGCGCTCATGGCAATGCAGCCGCTGACCCAAGCCATTTACAATCAAATGGCAACCGATACGACTCTTACGGCGTTGCTCGCTAGCGGCGCATCGTCGATTTTCATGTACGCGCCAATCTCGGGCACGCCCACACGTCCGCTGATCGTGTCCGCCAATTCGATTAAGAGTGAACCGTTCGACACTAAAACTTCGACTGGCCGAGACGTAACCCGACTGATCGGTTGCTATGACAACTCGTCCAGCAATGCCTACGACACTGTCGAAGCGATCGCCGAGAGGGTTCGCTTCCTCTTTCATCGACAGATTCTGACGGTGACGGGCTACACGATGATCCTTGCGGAGGCTCACGGCCCGATAATCGCTCCGGCTGACGATCAAATGACGGACTATGTCCGGATGGTAACCCCGTCAACACCGGTCCTGGTTCCGTTCGGATTGCTGGTGCCCGTGCGCTGGATCATTACGACCTGAGAAGTTTCAAATGACGACTCCGCTGAATGGCAGCAGGATCCTTGTCCCAATAAGAACTGCAGTTTCTGCGTATAGGGACGAAAGCATCGGGACCGGCAACGGGTCGATGACGGCGTTCTCGTATACGATGGCTTATATGCCCCTTTTTTTGAATTCGGTTCCAGTTACGGCAGGATCATCCATGACTGCATCAGATGATGGACTCGGTAATCCGGCCGGAACGAGCGCCAGTTCGGGCTCGATTAAGTACGACCGCCGGATGATCACGACCTGAGAGGTCCAAAATGGCCACTCCGCTGAATGGCAGCAGCATCTTGGTGCTGGTAAGAACGGCAGGTACTGCATTCCCGAATGAAAGCGTCGGGACCGGCAACGGATCGACGACGACGTTCTCACATACCATGGCCCACATTCCCGTGCTTTTGAATTCGGTATCGGTCACGGCAGGAGCCGTCACTGCCACAGACGATGGACTTGGTAATCTGGCTGGGGCGGGTATCAGCTCGGGTTCGATCAACTACGACACAGGTGCTCTCTCTATTACGTTTTCAACAGCGCCGACCAACGGCACTCCGATTACGACGACCTATACGCAAACGGTTTACACTGCGGTCGGTTACCAAAGCGACGCGACTTTCGATGAAAAGACTCGCTCCGTCGAGGTCTCGTCTAAAGAAGCGCGACAGTCGAAATACTACCCGGGACAGTACAGTGCGACGGTTGCAGCGAAGAATCTCTACGTGCCTAGCGATACTGCCTTCGTGGCCCTCAAGAACGCGATGCGCAACGGCACAAAGGTGGTAGTTGCCCGCCAGGAATCTGGTAGCGAGGTCGAGCATGCGTCCGCGGTCGTAACGGAGTTGAGCGGAAGCTTCAAAGATCAGACCGAGGGTTTGATCTCGTTGACCATGTCGGTTGACGGACCTTGGGTGGTTCCTTAGGTGATGCCGAATCAAGAACGCACATTCACTGTAGACGGCGAAACGTACGCATTACGCTTCACACACGGCGCGCTCTGCCGTCTTGAGCATGCGCTAGGCAAGCCGCCTACCGAACTCCACGCGCAACCTGGGCCGGACGAGTTGCAGGCGCTCGTTTTGTATGGGCTCGAGGGCGCGAGGCTGAAATATCGATCAGGAGTTGCGCCAATTGGTCTTGCGCGCGTGCGCGATTTGATCGAAGGCGTCGGCGAATCCTCAATGGCCTCGCTTGCGTTCGAAGCGCTCACACTAGCACTTCCGAGCAAATTGTCGCGACGGGCGCAGGAAGAGATGCCAGAGTCAAGCGCCAGCCCTCAGGATTGGGATCAACTGCTTGCGGATGCGATGGAACTTGGCCTCAAGCCTGACGAGTTCTGGAACATGACGCCGAAAGAACTGGCTATGTATGCGGGCGCTCAGGCTCGGCGCGTTCAAACCGAAATCCGACGCAGTCTGGCAACCGCTTGGAATATCGCGTCCCTGGTGCGCGCGGCTCAACTACCATCGCTTAGCCAAGTCCTAGGCGTTCCTGATTCAGCCCAGGTCTCGGAAGAAGAACTCACGCGTCGGCGCGACGAGTTCAAGCAGGCGACAGAGACGATGATGCCGAACGGTCGAAGCAATGGCTGACGAGATAAAACGAGCTCAAGCGCAACTGGAGGATGCAGCGCAGCAAACAAAGCAAGCGCCTGATATCGAGGCGCTTCAGGAGCAGTTCGCCAACTTCTACACCGAACTGGCAAAACAGATGCAAGCGTTTCGCGCCCCTTCCAGTGACCAGACGGACGATTCCGATGGATCGGATCAAGACGGAAGCGGGTCCGACGCGAGTGCGGGCGGTAGCCGCGCGAGACCGGGAGCTCCCGGCGACAATCGAGCCAATCGCGGGCGCACGTCGCTGATAACAACCATCGCGCAGGAACTCGCGAAAGATATCCAGTCCGGAGGACCTTTGGCGCGTTCGATCCAGCTGACGTACGGGATCGGACGGAGTCCTACCCAGAGATGAGGTCGACTCTGACGGAATCACGGATCTGCAGGAGCTGAGACACGTATGCCAAGTTGGCCGGCCTCATTGCCACAAACGCAATTCCTCAACATGACTGAACAGCGTCAAGACGCGCGAGTTCGCACGACTATGGACGCGGGACCCGCAAAAATGAGGCGCCGGTTCACGACTGCTGTACGCGCAGTCGTGACTCCTATCGTACTCGATGGTACTCAGCGGCAGGCATTCGACAGTTTCTGGATCAATGACACTCAGGAGGGGTCGCTGAAATTCTCCTGGTCCGATCCGGCCACGGACTCGACTGTGAATTTCCGCTTCGTTTCGCCACCGATGTGGACGCTTGACTCAGGCGGGGCAGCGGGAATTCCCGCTACCAGCGGAGCCACCGGAACGAGGCTCTGGCGAGCGCAGCTTCATCTCGAGATCGTTCCGTAACGTACGCAGCGTTAGACGGCTAACGAAAGATGCCAAGAACTCTTTCCTCGCTCGCTCTGCAGGCCGCTTATTCATCGGAGACCGGCACAGCCTACATCGTGCTCCTGACTTTGTCGCATCCAACGCTCTCGATCCCGATTCGTGTAACTTCCGACGGTGTCAATACCGTTTCACGTGGAAACGCTTTTGTCTCTTATCCATTTCTCATCACCTTGCCGACTGATGATGACCTGCAGCCTGCGCGAACGAGGCTCACGATCGACAATGTCGATCGCGCGATAATCACATCCCTCAGAAACATAGGCACCACGCCCTTAAACCTCCTCATCGAGATTGTCACCTCGAATACTCCGGACACGGTTGAGTTTTCGTCTGGCACAATGACGCTGAGAAACGTCGAAGGCGACGCGATTTCCATCACTGGCATCCTCGGCTTCGAGGAAATTCTAGCCGAAGGCTTTCCAGCTGATTCGGTTACTCCTCTGACGGTGCCGGGCGTATTTGTCATCAACGCATGAACACACCACCGGAAGTGCTAGGCGCTTTTGACCGCGGCGAAGAGCCGTGTTGGTGTGCTCGCTACATCGGGCTCCCATTCAGGTCGCTGGGCCGTGACCAATCCGGGCTGGACTGTTGGGGAATGGTGTACTTGGTCTATCGCGAGGTCTTCGCCCACGAAGTTCCGCAGTACGCCGACTATGGGGATGCGTATGATATCGAGGAGATCGGCGCTTTGATTCGGGGTGAGATCGTCACTCGATGGCGAGAAGTATCGCACGAGCGATTGGGTGATGTGATTCTTCTGCGCGTCAAGGGTCAACCTTGCCACGTCGGAGTGGTGATCGCCCGCGGCAAGTTCCTGCATTCATTCGAAGGCACGCAGTCGTGTGTGGAGCGCTACGACAACCTCAAGTGGGGTCGGCGAAAACTCGGATTTTATCGCTACGTTGGCTGACTAGGATTAAAAATGAAGCTTAGAGGCAGGACTATAGAAGGCACTCGAACCGCTGGTCCATGCGTCCGTGATGCTTTCGAGTCGCTGTTGCTCGATTATCCGCGACAACACCCAGCCCTGACAAGGAGGCAAGTCATACGTCCCAGGCTTTTCACACTCAGGCGGCAACGAGGGTTCGCGGAAGCATTTCACACGAAGCCACCACGACGGGTCGGAGCTCGCACGATTCGCATCACACTCGCGGGGGAGAACGAGTGCATCTTCAGCGGAGGGCGAAAGCGTTGTGGGCGTCAGCTGGGATATATAAATGTGTTCGCCACAGGCTGAAAGTGTCACCGCTAAAATTCCCACAACGAATATTCTGATCTCAACCACAAGTTTTATAATGACGCCTTATGCAACAGCGAGTCAAGTCACAGCCTAATTTCAGCGAGTCTCCCATGCCGGTGCTGATCGCAGCGGTCACACGTCCCTTCTGCCAGGAGCGGATTCTAGTTGAATTGCCGGCATGCGGATCAATATCCGACATGCTTCGAGCCATCGGGTTTGATCCCTTTATTCCCGCGCGAGTGTTTCTTGATGATCGGATCATCGGTGTAGAAGAACGCGAAGCAGTCTGTCCGAGGCCAGGCCAAACGCTTACGGTCCGCGCGGTTCCTGCTGGTGGCAGCACAAAAGACACAGAGCTTCTTACACTTGCGTTCGCAGCAGTGGCCGCTGCGGCATCCTTCGGTGTGGGAGCCGCCATAACCGCCGAGTTCGGCACGACGGTTAGTCTTACAGGAACATCCGCTTCCGGAGCGGCTGCTACAACCAGTCTAACCAACCTGAGTCCCTTGGGAACGTTGCTAAAGGCCGTGCTTCCGAACCTCATCAGTAGTGCCGTCAGTTTCCTTGGTGGGTTGGCGGTCAACGCGCTGATTCCACCAGCATCGGCGCCGACGCCGAAGCCTGCTTCGACCCCTCAAGCCTTCACAGTGTCGGGTGGAGCCAACAGCGTGGCGGCCTATTCGCCTATTCCCAAAATCTACGGTGCTCGAAGGATCTTCCCACAATACGCTGCCAGTCCCTACAACGAGATAGTCGGACACAACCAATACCTCAGAATGCTCTTCTTGCTGGGCTACGGTCCGCTCGACATATCGAAAATCCTTATCGGCGACACCGCGATCGAAAACTATCAGGATATCGAATGGGAGCTGCGATCAGGCTTCACGGATGATGCTCCGATTCGTCTTTATCCAGGCTCGGTCTTCGAAAACGATTTCAGTGAACAACTGAGCAGGACCAACCCTGGCAGCGCGCCGACGACGTTTGGGTGGGTGACGACACAGACGAGCGGGCCTTTGGCCGATGAGTTGGCGGTGGACGTCAGTTTTCCTAGCGGCTTGGTTGCCTTCAGCGGCACAGGCTCGAAAATTCATATTCAATGCACATTGCAAGTACGTTGGGCTCCAACTGGGACCACAACCTGGACTATGGAGCCCGACATAGTGATCAAATCGACTAACAAGGGTACAACCCGAGCAGGCCATGTGTGGCGTGTACCGCGGGGCCAATACGACGTCCAGACCCAGGTTATACGCTTCGCGATCGCTAGCAGTGATTGGACTCAGGGTTATGCAGCGGATTCCTTTTGGACCGCGCTCCGAACTATCCGCGACCAGCCCCCGTATACGATGGCGGGGCTGTCTGTGCTCGCGCTCCGTGTCCGCGCCTCACGACAACTTAGCGGGACGATCGAGAATCTCAACTGTATCGCTTCGTCGATCGTGCCCGACTACAACACGGTCACCGGGCTGTGGAATGACCGGGCAGGCGGATGGAGCTACGACTACGATAATGCAGGAGCAGGCGCGTCGCTTTACGCTCTCGATCCGACGAACGTACATACCACTACCGCTACTACAGACATGCAATTTGTCACCGATCAAGTGATCGGTACTGGGAACGGCAGCACAACCTTCTTCTCGGGCACTCTCCTAGTGCCCTCCCCGCAAGGCTCGCTCACCTACGCTGTTTTACCGGGCTCGCTTATTCTCTCAATCGGCACGCAAGCGTCGGTAACGGCCTCTCCGGGCACCAAGAAAAAGAAGGCTGCAGTCGCTACGCTGTTGTTTATCAGCGATGATGGACAGGGAAATATCGTCGGTCCCACAGTCAGCAGTGGAACTATAAATTATGCGACCGGCGCGATATCGGTCACTTTCACACCTGCGCCCGCGAACGGTCTGAGCATCACGTGCGACTTCGCTCTAATTGTAAAGACCGCCAATGCCGGCCGCGCGCTTGCGATCCGGACCGCTTCAAGCTCGGATCAGGCTGCGGTAGTTAGCAAAAGCATCCCGGTGAAAATATTACCTGTCGATGGTTCAACGGGAACACCGCCTGCTACCAACTACGCCGTATCTGGATGGTACAAGGGGTCGGCAGCCCTCACAGGAGGCGTCAGAATCAGAGTCTTCTGGGGTGCGACCGAGGACTTTTCGGTTGCCGGTGCGCTTTCGTTTGTTGACGTGTTGAGCAGCGGTAACGCAACAACTTCCTGGCAGCAAGCCCCCTCTACTGTTCCAGCACCCAGCGGGGCTCTTTGGATGCGAGTGGCAGTCTATCATTTGGCTGCCGGCACCAACATTACTCTCTACTTTGACGATTTTTCCGTGATCCCATCCGATCAGGGTGTTACCGCAGTCCAGGAATTGCCAAATCCTTCATTCGATTTCGCCGGACGCATCACCACCAATCCGGCGTCTCATTACCGAGACGTCCTTCAGAGCAGGGCCAACAAGCTGGCGGTCGCTGATTCACGGCTTGATCTCACCGGGCTTCAGAACTGGTGGATCGACAACAGCACGAATAACCGAAACTTCAACGCAATTCTCGACCGTCGTGGCACAGTTTTCGACACTTTGCGCACGGTTGTTTCCTTCGGACGCGCCTCGTTCACAATGCGCGATAGCCTCTATTCGATCGTCGAAGACAAGCCTCAGACTACCCCGATTCAGCACTTCACACCGAGAAACAGTTGGGGATTTAAATGGACCAAGGGCTTCCCGAACCTGCCTCAGGCGCTCAAGGTCCGATTCGTCAATCCGGCGAACAACTGGCAAGACGACGAACGCATCGTTTACGACGATAAACCCGGAGGTATCTCATACGAGAATGTCGTCACGTCGATGACCCCCCTGCTTTACTACCAAATGGGAGAGCTATCGGGGACTACGGGCGTGGACACAATGGGCTTGAATAACGGCACCTATGCAGGCTCGCTCACGCTGGGCCAAGCCGGACTCCTCAACACCGACGCGACGCCCTCAGTACTTATCAACAGCGGAGGCCATCTAAATCCCGCGAACATCCCGGCGGTGCGTTTGAACACTATGAGTGGAGTCTTTTGGGCAAGACAGACTGGCACAATTTCTAGTTTCGCCCGCTATGCGGAATTCGATGGCGAGAGCGTCAGTAGCCCCGGTTGGGCGCTGCAAAACGACGGCGGTACTGGATTGGGATTGCGGCTGGATACTAGCGCCGGTGTTAACCAGTTGCTTTCATTTCCAGGGCATGTTGGAGATGGAAATGTCCACATGATCGCCTTCGCGGCGGATTCGGGCGGTACAATGTACGTTTCGCTCGACGGCGCGCCTTGGGCCACTACGAGCTACGCGGTCGGTACGGGACTCGCGCAAATCGCGACGGTTCCATTTCAGATTGGCGCTGGACAGACCAATTTCAAGATAGCACACTTCGCCTATTGGAACCGCGTGTTGGCAAATAGCGAGCTCGCCAATCTCTACGCAAAAGGCGCCGTGAGCATCGCTTTGCCATACGACCCGACCACCACGTTATTGTACGAAGTCCTCGACCTTACTTCGGGATGCACCGACTACGTGCAAGCTTGGAAGGATGCTCGGTACCATTTGGCTCAAGGACGCCTCCGCGGCGAGACTTTCGAATGGTTCGCGGACATTGAGAACATTGTCTGTCAGCACGGCGATCTCGTCTATCTAACTCACGATGTCCCCGAGTTCGGGCGAGGAGCAGGCAGAATCGTAAGCGTTCAGCTTGACGGCTCGAGCAACTGCACCGGAATCACAACCGATGAGCTCATGACGTTTGACTTCGGATCGAGTTACGTCGCGCGGATACGTCGCAGCGCCGACGGAACTAGCCTTCTCGAAAATCTGAATAATCCTGCCGCCTCGCTGGGCGGAACTGTGAGTTCTACGGCGAGCGGTGTCTGGGCGCTCGCTAGCCTGGTTATATCGGGTCTCGACGGCCCGCCGCAGCTGCGAGCTTCGGTACTTGGCCCCTCCGGCACTTCCACTTCCGCGGCAGTGACTATGCCCAGCGGTATGCAAGTGAGCGATCTGATCCTTGTTCAACTTGGATTCCAAGCAAATCCAGGAACGATTACCCCTCCGACGGGATGGGGACTTCTGCTGCAAAGCAACGACTCCAGCAACACGAGTTACCAGGCAGTTCTATATAAATTAGCGAACGCCTCGGAGCCATCGACATATACGTTCAATTGGACTAGCAGTGTTGCCTACCACTCGGGCGCAGCTGCGTTTCTTAACGTCGCAGGTGCCCAACCACTCGAAAGTAGTGTGGGTACCGGCTCGGCATCTGCGGCCACCTCGGAACCGACTCCCGTCGTCGCACCGGGAGCACCATTGAATCAACTCGTTGCGGTGTTCGCTACGCAGAATACAACCGGCACTCTTGCTTTACCGAGCACGAGCCAACTCTGGGCGCCCGCGACGGGCTTGGGCGGATGGTATTACAGCCCCTCCTCCATTGCCACGGGAGTTTTGGCGTTCCAGACAGCGATTCCGTCAGGACAGCCGCAACCGGCTGTAGGCGATTTGGTGATGTTCGGCATTCTGAATGCTGAGATGAATCCGGTGCTAATCACAAAAATCGAACCCGGACATGACCTCAGCGCAAAGCTTACCGCCGTAGACTATTCACCTGCGATCTACAATTCCGACTCGGGAACGCAACCGATTTTCAACTCACAGGGGCAAGCTTCCCCAGTGAGGCCGGCTCCCGTGATCGCACCTAACGGCATCAACTCGACCGATTACTTTTCCAATCGGGAACCCGACGGCTCGATTCAAGCAATCATCTCGATCGCTCTTCTGCCCGTTTCGACGATGTCACCCGACGCAGGTTCAATACTAGGAATAGAGTACGAGACGCAAGTAAGTTCAAGTCAGGGGTTGAACAATCGAGGCACCTACAGTTCGGCGACTACATATAACGTCTCCGACATGGTGACCTATAACGGTCAGAATTGGGTCGCGATAGCGAACGGCATCACGAATGTGACTCCCGGCACCAACGGCGCCGACTGGACGATCGTGACGGAGTCGACGCCTTGGACACAACCCGCAGAAGTTCCATTCGCCAACGACGTGACCATTACCGGGGTGGAAGCTGGTGTTTCGTACAACGTGCAGCTCAGATACGTGTTCGTAGATGGTTCGAGGAGTACATGGACACAGGTGACGCATGTAGTCGCCGGACAGACTACTGTACCTCCGGACGTCGCCAACCTCACCGCCGCGGTCAATCTCCTCAATAAGGTGACCCTGACGTGGTCGGCCGCAAAGATGCCGAACGTTCGCGAGTACGAGATTAGGCAAGGTACTAGTTGGGCCGCAGGACAGCTCCAAGATCGCGTTCGTAAGGTAATGTGGAAGAGTGATCCGTTGCTGCCTGGGACCTATACGTTCTTTGTCGGCGTCATTGACACAAGCGGGAACTACAGCCTCAATCCAGCCGGAGTCACCGTAGTCCTCTCAGGAAGGCCGGTAGTCAACGCGATGGTCGATACACCGGGAATCAATCCGAACGCGGTCACCAGCACTCAAATCACCGATGTTGTCTCTGGAGTGACCATCGGATTGCCGGTCTGGGCGGCTGCGTCGGCATACTCGAACGGCAATCGAATTGCCGACGGCTCAGGTGACGCCCAGCAAGTCGTCGATCAGAAAGTCACCGCATGGAACGTCGCGAGCGGCACCCTCACCACTGGATGTGGCACGTCGATCGACGATTTTCCGTGGAAGCCGACAACCGCGACTCCTTCACCGACAGGCCCTGGAATCTCCGCGTCACGGCCGTGGATCAGTCAAACGCTTGCCCTCAAGGCTGCGTCAACCTCGGCTCCGATCTCTCGCAGATCAGTTACTACCCCGGCCGCTCCGGTCTCGCAGGCGTCCGTCGTTGTCAACGTGCCCACAGGCGTCGTGAACGGCGATGGAATAATCTTTGCGATCATTGTGCGCGATAGCACAGTAGCCGTAACAACTCCCGCCGGCCTGAGTTTCATCCGTGCGGATACGAACGCAACCGCCGGCAAGACATGGCTATACTATCGCGTTGCGAGTTCGGAGCCAGCGTCGTATACCTTCACCCTCGGCTCCTCAACAGTTTGCACCGGCGGCGCAGCCGCCTTTATAGGTACGGCATCCGGGAACTTCATCGATCAGCAGGCAGCGGGAACCGGAACAGGCACGACGATTACCGTACAGGGGGTCACGCCGTCGCAGGCTTTTGATGAACTCCTCAACATCTACTCGTGGTTCAACAATGGAACCGGTACAAGTATTGCGCTGACGCCAACGAACTCGGTAACAGGCGGTTCCGCACCGACTTGGAACACCACCGGAAACGGCTATACCCAGGATAATTACGTCCTGTGGCAGAACGTTGGTGCTGGATATCCTTATGGCGTATGGGTCACGCTTGTCACTGCAGCGATTACCCTTCTCTCATCCAGCGACACCTTGCACTTTCAGGCTTCGCTCGATAACGCCATCTCTAATGTCCAGCCCAACGACGAAGCTGATTTGCAGATCTTAGACGCCCCAAACTACCCAAGCCTTACGGGAGCCACTGTCATCGATCCGCATATGCCTATTCGCGCACTTATCACCTCGCAGTCGGGACTCAATTCATCGGCTGAAGGCGCGGGTCCGAGCTACACGAAGAAACTGACCGGATTCTCTTCGGGCGCGCATACTTTCGTGCTCCAGCAGAAACTTATTATGGGCGGTACCAGTCATCCGTACCAGAATCTCATTAACAACGCGCATTTCGACGTTGCTGATGTGAGACGGTGAGAACATGAAGAAGGTCCTTTACTTCGATGACCAGGGCGAAATCTGTGCGATCGCGAGTATTGAGGACGGGCTGTCGGCTGCCCATAACGCGCGCGATCCGCGATGGTCTAAAATCGAGATCGCTCACGAAGACGAACGCGTGATCGCTACGGGTGGTGGCCATGCGCGCCACTTTGTCGCGCCGATCGGTGAAGCTATCACAACGGCGCAGCCGGCCTTCGTCGGAACTACTCCAGACGGTACCCTCAGCTTCGGTGTGTATAAGAAGTCTGTCGTGATGCTTGAAGTCTCGGGACAGGAGGACAACCAGCAATGCCCCTGCGACGCCGTCGCCCATGCTATCGTGGCGGATCCTGAAAACGAAGTGGCTGGGACGACGCTGACTCTCCAGTGGAATTGCCCAGAACCAATCAAGCTCTGGGTGGGTACAGAGCCAGTCGCCGGCCCACTTGGGGGAATGTGCCACGAGACTGTGCGATTTACGCCGCCCTTCTCAGGTCGAATTAAGATCACTGGGCGGCACCCGCGTTTCTACATTGAGTCAATAACGGTTCATTCGATTGAACAGGTTAATCCCG